AGGAACTGGTAAAGGAACTAGGTGACACACTGTGGTTCATCTCAGAGATTGCTCAGTTCATGGATATTGATCTATCAGTAATTGCTGAACAGAATATCTTGAAACTGGCAGATCGTCAGAAACGTAACGTAATTGGAGGTAGCGGCAATGAGCGATAATATGAATGATGCTTCTGAGTGGACATATTCAACGTACTGTTTTGGATTTACAGACAATGAGGGTAAATCAGCAGAGATGATCGTTGGTGGGCCGGAATATGCTCGGTGGGAACAGATTATGGCTTCCTTTATTGACTTCTTAGAAGTTAGTGGTTATCGCGGTGTTAAAGAGCGTGTAGCTATCCCTAAGTTGTTCGCTTCTCGTGAGTGGAGTGGCCCTGTATTTAATCCAGAAGAGAGTCTATGAGAATCTTAGTTATTCCTGACTGCCAAGTAAAGGAGGGTGTACCCCTAGATCACCTTACTTGGGCAGGTAAAGCAATCTGTGATTATCGCCCCGATGTTGTAGTGAATATAGGGGACTTTGCAGATATGCCAAGCCTCTCAACACACGATGTCAAGGGAAGTAAGTACTTTGAAGGCTTGCGGTACAAGAAGGATGTAGAGGTTGTTAAGGAGGCTATGAAGACCCTCTTAGCACCTCTAAGGACTATGCAGAAGGTACATAAAGATGGTAAGCATAAGGTATATACACCTCGTATGGTTCTTACGCTAGGTAACCATGAGAATCGTATCAACCGCGCTATTAACAATAACCCTCAACTGGAAGGCTTGCTTTCTGTAGAGGATTTAGAGTATAAGAAGGATTGGGAAGTACATGATTTTCTACACCCGGTATTTATTAATGGTGTTGGCTTTAATCATTATTGGCCCGTTGGTGCTATGGGTCGTCCTGCTGCTAGTCCTGCTGCTATTATCAGTAAGTTGCATATGTCTTGTGTGGGAGGGCATCAGCAAGGTAAGCAAGTGGCTTATGGTAAAAGAGCAGACGGACAAAGCATCTGTGCTATAATCGCAGGTAGTTATTATCAGCATAACGAAGATTACATGGACTTGCTCAGTAATAAACACTGGCGAGGCCTTGTAATCTTGAATGAAGTTGATGATGGGCATTTCGATGAAATGTTCTTGAGTATGGAATATCTGAAAGGTAAATATGGCACAAAAGCACTGTAGTAATTGTTTTTACGGTCAACTTGAAATTGAGCAAGAACCCTGTAATAGCTGCATACGACAAGCTCCTGACATTGCATTCAGCAAGTGGATAGATAGAAACATATATATTAAGGAAGAAGAGATGGAAGTAACGAATGAAGAAGAAGATGTATTTAAACAAATGAAAGAATGGCTTGTTAAACAATCTGTAGGCATTAAAGAAGATACATCGACAATGGGTACTACAGCAGGCTCAAAGGAGTGGGGCGTAAAGTTCGATAGTGGTAAGCCTCAATGGTCTTTACTGCCTTTTGAAGCCTTAGAAGAAGTCGTTGAAGTCCTCACAAGCGGAGCAAAGAAGTATGCACCTAATAACTGGAAATATGTTCCTGATGCTGATGATAGATACATGGATGCAGCCTTTCGACACATTACTGCATATATGCAAGGGAACAAGTACGATAACGAAACAGGAAATAACCATCTAGCTCACGCTGTGTGTTGCTTGTTGTTTAAACTGTGGTTTGATCGTAAACACGAACTGGATGAAATCTATGCTCCCTTTTGAAGAAGTATTAGAGAAACTAAAGAAACTCGATGAAGTAATGCTTCTTGAGTTGCTAGATATTAGCAGTGAAGAGATCGTGAATATGTTTACTGATCGAATTGAATATAAATATGAAGAATTACTGAAAGAACTTGAATGATGTACGTAGCCACTACTCAAGAACTTGCATATGTTGCTGGCTTTGTGGACGGTGAAGGTTGTCTTTCTATTGGAGCTAACGGTTCTGTTTCTATCGGTATTGTAAATACATCTAAATGTACTTTAGACTTTGTATTAAAGGTTTTAGGTATTGGTGTTATTCAAGATCGTAAACAAATTGTAAATAAACGTCAATATGTCTATAGAGCATATGGTGAAAACTGTATGACTATTGTTAATTTACTTCTACCTTATTTGATTGAAAAGAAAGAGCAGGCTCTTCTGTTAGTTGAATATAGAAAACAAGATAGAATCATACGTAAGCCCGGACAACGCGGTGCTTTTGCAAATCCTAGTAAAATACACTATATAACTAAACTGAAAGAACTTAAAAAACATGAACAATAATTTTACACCTAGTTTGCGTGCTCAAGTAATTACCCGCCGTACCTATAACCGAAGTCTCCCGGAAGGAGGCTTTGAGACTTGGGAACAAACTGTAGATCGTGTTATTGGACACCAAGAATGGCTGTGGAACCGTGCTGACCCTTATAATGCTTCTATTGGAATGACTCTTGAATTAGAAGAACTTCGACAGTTGATGCTTGATCGCAAGGTACTCACATCAGGCCGTACTCTGTGGCTTGGTGGCACATCAGTAGCTAAGAAACGTGAAGCTTCGCAGTTCAATTGCAGCTTCACTAACATTGAGACTGTGATGGACTGTGTAGACGCTCTGTGGCTCTTGTTGCAAGGCTGTGGAGTAGGCTTCCGTCCTGTTGTTGGACAGCTTACAGGCTACTCTAAGCGCATTACGGACTTTGAAGTCATTCGAAGCACCCGGACTGATAAGGGCGGTATGCAAGAGAACGTGGAGACCTTTAAAGATGGTGTGTGGACAATCAAAGTTGGAGACTCAGCAGAAGCATGGGCAAAGTCAATCGGTAAGCTGGTCGCTCATAAGTTTCCCGCCGATAAACTTATACTCGATTTCTCCGAGATTCGTCCAGCAGGGGAACGTCTTGCAGGATACGGTTGGATTAGTTCAGGAGATGCCTCACTTGCTAAAGCCTATACAGCCATCCACAAGCTCTTGAATCGTCGTAGCGGGTCTCTGTTGACCCGTATGAACATTCTTGATCTGGTGAACTGGATGGGAACTGTGCTGTCATCGCGCCGTAGTGCAGAGATTGCTCTGTTTGAGTATGGTGAAGACGAGTGGAAAGAGTTTGCAGTAGCTAAGAAGGACTTCTGGGTATCTAATGAGCAACGAGCACAATCTAATAACAGTTTGCTGTTTAAGACTAAGCCTGCTTTGAATGAGCTTCAGGACATCTTTAAGTTAATGGTTGACTCAGGAGGCTCTGAGCCGGGATTCATCAACGCTGAAGCTGCTACTAAGCGTGCTCCGTGGTTTAAAGGCTCTAATCCTTGTGTAGAGATTCTGCTTGGTAATAAGAGCTTCTGTAACTTGACTGAGATTGACTTGAATAAGTTTCATGGGGACTCTGATGGACTTCGACGTGCGGTGCATATTGCAGCCCGTGCAAACTATCGTCAGACCTGTGTAAACTTGCGTGACGGTATCTTGCAAGAAGCGTGGCACTTGAATAATGACTTCCTTCGCCTGTGTGGTGTTGGACTAACGGGTATTGCTACTCGACCTGATTTGAAAGCGTATGATTATGCCGAACTTCAACGAACAGCGGTTGCTGCTGCTTATGCAATGGCCGATGAACTTGATACACCCCGTCCAAAGAATGTCACTACGGTTAAGCCAAGTGGTACTCTTTCGAAGATTATGGATACTACTGAAGGGGTTCATAAGCCTCTTGGTAAGTATATCTTCAATAACGTGGTGTTCAGTAAGTTTGATTTGGTCGTGCCTAAGCTTCGTGCTGCTGGCTATCGCGTATTTGAGCATCCGTTTGATAAAGAATCTGTACTGGCGACTCTACCTGTTGCGTGGGACACTGTACAGTTTGATAAAGTAAATGGTGTTGAGGTTAATCTGGAATCTGCTGTAGATCAGCTTGAGCGTTACAAGATGCTTATGCAGACATGGTGCCAACAGAATGTATCAGCAACTATTAGTTATGATGCCTCTGAAGTACCCGCTATTATTGATTGGTTGTTATTGAACTGGGATAACTATGTTGGTGTATCATTCCTGTTCCGTAATGACCCTACGAAGACAGCAGCAGACTTAGGTTATCCTTATCTGCCTCAAGAGGTAGTGACTAAGGCTGTGTATGATGAATATGTATCTCGTATCGCTCCCTTCGTAGTGGACGAGACTACAGTATCTGATACACTGGATGATGATTGTGCTAGTGGTGCTTGCCCTATTCGCTAAGGAGAATATATGATTATTGATTATGAGATTATTGCAGGTGTGAAAGTTGGAATTGAAGCTGACCGTGTATATATGATGGATAGTGAGGGTAATATCTCTGATGAAACTACAGAGGTTATCTATATTCACCTTCTACTGTTCACCCTTTCGTTTATCTTTAACTAACAAAGTATAGACGTTAAAAAGCCTCCAAAGACCTTATGAGTCCTTGGAGGCTTTTCTGTTTGTGCTCCTATATAACTATACTTTAATCTTTAAAATACCTTTTGCAAACAATACTAATTCTTCTTGTGTTGCAGAAGACTTCATAAGATTTGCAAAATAAGAGATTATTTGTACATTATCTTGCGTATATCCCTTTGAACTGTCAATCCTGTCTAAAGAAGCTAATGTTTTACCATCACCTACAGTATAAGTAAGTACATATCCAAAATACGGGCAAATTGGAGTACTTTCCAAAAGACTTAGAACATAAGCACTTGTAAGATCAAAACTCATCCCTTGTTTCTTTGCTCGTGTTCTAGAATTACTATACGCATCAGATGCTCTACTTTTCATTGGGTTTTCTAACCTTACTTTTGCTTTAGATTGCTGTGCTCTTACTACGCATAATTCTCTGTTTTTCTCTCTCCACCTTTTCTGGTATGCCTTCTTTTCTATACTTATACAATCTTTACATTTATTTACATAATTTAATTTACAAGTTGTAGTCCAATTATTATCTGTCAATAAACAAGAACAAGTTATACATTCTTTCATAGAGTAGCTACTCCTTTTATTTTCTCTACAGTTCGTAATGAACCAAGACCCAACATACCG